GCAACCACAGTTGGTGGTTTAACTGCCGGTGTGACATACTATGTTAGTTCAATTTTATCAAACACAACGTTTGTTGCGGCAACTACTGATCCTAGTGTTCAACCACAAGTTTTAGCTACATTAACTGACACAACAAGTGGGTCAGTATTAGCATCTTTTGCTGTTGTTGATGCATATTTCAACAATCCAAACGGTGGTGCTGGTTTCCCAGCAACAAACGCTAACACATATTCTGTAGTTGGTGGTAACATAGCTATCGTTGGTCCTCAAGTATTAGCACAAGTTGCTATTGGTATCAATGGTACAGGTACATTGTACACACCATTGACAGTTAATACTAGCAATGTGGTAGTGGGTGTAGGCACTGATCTTGCTAATTTAACTACGGGTGCGGCATTACAAATTGCCCAAGCTAACATCAACGGTAGTACCGATTTTGTTAATTTAGGTTTCGGAAGTGCTACAAAAGGTAACGTTACTGTAGTTGTTGCTAACACAACGGTATCAGGTAATGTTATCGGAACTTCAGGCAATGCTCAAACTCTTATTGTAGATATGCCAATCGCATTTGATGCAACATTTGGTGGTTTAACTTCAGGTACAACATACTTTGTTAAAACTATTGCTAATGCTGCCGCTTTCACGGTATCAGCTTCACAAGGTGGCGAACCGGTAGCTCTTACAGCTAATGCATCTGTAACCGGTAATGCAATTATGAATCGTGTTGTTTTAACTGCTAATGCTAACGTTGTTGCAAGTAATGCGGCATATGTATATGCAAACGATGAAGCTGGTTTTATTGTTCGTCAAAAAGGCAAACAAAAATATCTAGTAACAGGTTCAGCAAGTGGTTTAACAGCACAGTGCTTTACAGCTAATCTTGCAAACACAGCATTGACTCCAAACACAATGCGTATTCTTGCTACATATGCTAACAGTGCTACTCAAACAGTGCAAAGTCTTTCTGATCACACTGGTGAGTTGTTTACTGCTACATCAGGTCCAATCGCAACGGGTAACATTGTATTCCAAAATGCTACTCCAGTATTTGCTACATTCAATACAGCAGAAGCGGCAAATACATACGGTGGTCAGCCTTATGAAATCGTACAAATTGCTAACGCCTAAACATGTCAGTAACCAAACTTAAAATGCAAGCAGAAACTGAAATTGCAGTGCTTCAGATTCAAGTTAAAAACATCGAAGATAAAGTCGGTGAGATTAAAGAGGACCTGAAGCAAATTCATGAATGTATGGACAGAAACGCAGAAGAAACAAGAGAATTTCTTAAAACGATGCGTTCTGAAGATAACCTTGCACATGAAAAACTTGCAAGTAAAATCTCGGCACTTGAGAAATGGCGATGGATGATGATGGGAGCAGGTATAGTTCTAGGATCACTAGGATTTGATATGATAGCTAAAATGCTAAAATAAAAAAAGAGACTTAGGTCTCTTTTTTTGTTAGTGCGTTCAATTTTTCTTGTACAATGTCAAAGTTGAAAGTGCTGAATAATCCTGGATGTAATGGCTTGGGGTATTGTCCCTCACCTACCCAAGCATACCCGCAATGTTCTTCATTTAACTTTGGAATGAATTCATTCTCAACTTCACAGAAAAATGTATGGTAAGTAAAAGTATTATTAATAAATTTTTGTATAGGTATTAATTTAGCATTTTTTGGAAAGAAACCGATTTCTTCTTCACATTCTCTAGCAATACCTTCTAGTAATGTTTCATCCAATTCTATTTTTCCACCAGGAATTCCCCAGTTGCCTGGATTCTTGCTATCAGTTCTTAATAGATATAGAAAACGTTTTGTGTTATGGTTATAAAAGAAAACGCCAGCGGATTGATTCTTCATAATATGATTTATCACAAATCATATCACAATAGAATAATCTCCCTCACCATACCAGCCTTCATACGACTTCATCCAAATTTTATCAACAAATCTATATTGAACACCTGTTGTTAAGTTGGTAACATATTCAAGCGTAGTACTAGTAGATGCATTAGCGTCAAATACCACGGACCATTCCATTGTAGTTGAGTCAAATTGAATAATATCATTAGCACGTGCAACCAAATTACCCCATGCCAAAGTAGGATCACCGGTATGTCCTATATCTTCAACAATAAGATATCTACGACCATTAATAGGTCCAGGTAACCCTGCGTTTGGCCCAGTGACAAGAGGATTAATGACACCGTCGACAGGGTCCAATGTGTTTTGTGGCAGGGTATCTGGATCTATATTATAGATTAATAATCTATCATCAACTGGGTCAGGTACAATTGTACCAACAATATCGGTTGTCATATAGGGATTTTGTAACCATATTTGACTTATACCGGGTTTAATGGTTCCGTATACGTTTAATACACTTGACCAATAAATGTCTGTGTTGGGTGGGGTTGGATCATCTAAACTTATATTATTAGGATCAAATGCTATAGCTTGTGGTAATATTTGCAATGAATTACCCAATAACAATATCTTGTATCCGTATGGAGTGATCTTTTGTCTAGTACCCAACAACAAATCTTCATCTTGTATATCTGTTAAAGATTTTCCCATAAAAATACTTGAAATAATCTTTTCAATAACACCCATCTTTTTAAGTTTACTTGCTGTACTAATCCATATTGGCATATAGAATTTCCAAGTTAATACATCAATAGGATTACCTGTACCCTGAGGAATACTACGACTACTAAAAGTTAATCCGTCTTGATAAACTACACTAAGAGAAGTCCAATCAATAAAATTATCAGTACTTTGAATTTCTAGTGCTGGGTTAAACAATGTGCCAATTTGTTCAACTAGTTCAAGTTTTTGATTGTAATTAGTAGTCCAAAAATCTACAGTAATTCTTAATGTATATGGCACTGGCATTAATCGTTCAACTGTAAATGCTTGCCCTTGTGTTTGTTCATAAGTTTGTGTTTCACTATCATATGCACGTTGACGAACATTTACTATGTCAATAAATGTAGGGTCTTGAGTACGCCTTTGATCGTATTCTAATCCACTAACATAATATGTAATTAGTGGTGCACTAGGAAGATTACTTGCACTATTGTTAGCAATAATAGTACTAGCTTGTCTACTGCTATCACCATACATGACTGGTACACGCACAAGTATCTCATTGCCTGCAGGATCTTTACCTTTAGTAACTTGCCAGTTACTAAAAATCTTTGCAAATTGAATTAAAAATCTGCGTATCTGATTATCATAGAAAAATTGTGCCATTTATATTCTTTATGTTTGCGGTGGTAATGGATCCGGGGATAACGTCAATATTGTAGACAATCCTTGACGTTGTGGAACAAATGTTCCGTCAGTTAACTTAGTTTCATTTGTATTATTAATAAATCCTGACAACTGTGATTTATCAAGTTGAGTAAATCCAGTCTCAGTACGTACATTTGTGGAAATTCTAACCCACAATCTTCCGTTCCAACGATATAGTATCTGTGGAAAATAATCAATTCGTAAGAAATAATCACCTACTTGTGGATTTTGTGGGAAACTAATACCTGCACCTGTAGGGAATCCATTTGGTGCCTCAGCAGTTCCGTCTAAGTATCCAGTAGAATAACCGAAACTTCTTGGACTACTACGAGCAATATATTGAAATGCTGGGTCACAGTCTGCTCTAAAATCCATCTCAGTACTAATAGTTCCGGTAAATCCAGGTAACTCAGGATTTTGATCAGCAGTAGCATATGTATTATCAGCAGTACCATATGGACCTGTTATTTGGCCCATTGAATACACGGACAATATATTATCTCCGCTTACTGGGCCTGAATTGCTATCTGTTCTTTGTGGTGCTACTTTAATTTTTTCTAAATTAACTGTATTGAATACGTCTAGTTTTTCATATCCCATATCAGCAGTCATATCCCAAATACTGTTAATTGCAGCTTTTGAAATTTTAATTACTGGACTAGCATTTTTATAGTTTGAATTACTAACGTATGCAACAGTACCGGTAGTAGATACAGTTCCAGGTGCACCCGCGCTATCCACTACTACACTAATAGGTGGTGCGGGTTGATTATTCTTTTGACTAAGTTGACTATTACTTTCAAATTCACCGTATGTAGGCACAACGTATAAATTACTTCTATCGTAACCTGCTTTAGGTACTAAACGAGCAGCCTCTTCAAGTACAGCATTATTAATATCAATATTTTTATTGTATGTAGCAAGTATATCTTTTAAATTGCTTGCAGTATCAAGTTCCCAATATGTGTCGTTAGGTGGCATTGTACCAGCAGGAACTTCAATTTTAGAAATATAGTTTTTATCACCAAACGTGATGACGTACCCAGAAGGATATACTTTGTCCTTATCCCACACACCTAAATAATTGTCTTGGTTAATTGGCTCAGACAATATCTGACTGAATTCTTCACTGTCAACTAATGGCTCACATTTAATACGCCATAGATGAGGAAACCATGTTGGACTAAAACCTTCCGATGCATAATTTGCATCAGTGATTTGCATAAAACGTTTTAATGCTACGGGGATAGTTTCTTTGAGTGGATTGTAATCTAATAAGTGCGGAAGTTCAATTACATCCCCAACCATTAATTTTCTACCAACTAAGTCTATCATGTCATTGTAATGAACAGTGATAAAAATAATATCATTATTTAAGAACAATCCAAACTGTGACAAGTCAAAGTCTAAATTCTGCACGTTATAGTGACCGCGCAGTCTATAAACATTGGGATCATAACTTCTATCTCTGTTTTCTAAAAATAGTAAATCCTGTATATTTGTAGGATTTAGTACATCGTATTGCGGTTGTGTGTAATCAATGGAAGCACCCTGATCAGTTGGTCCTAAATATTTATGTACATATAAATCGGTCGACCCAGCGGTAAACATCTCTGATATGGTTCTATCAAAGAAATTATAATCATTTGTTTTATTAGGACGCCAAAGCGATAGTCTAGGCATAGTATTTTACTTTAACACTTATTTATCAATAAATATATCCATGACACCTGATATCTTTAGACAGTCAAAAAACTTGTTTTTAATCTTCCCGCCCGGTACAGGTGGAAATCACTTTGCTAACTTACTTAGTATGCACCCTGTTTTTGCTCCTAGATATACGCATCTAGATTATTATGAGAATATGGCACATAAATACCAATATTTTTTTGTTGACAAAATAGAAAAAGACCTTTATGGATGTACTGCACATTTTAGTGATTTAGATAATCTGCAAATAAATCATTTGAAAGAGTTTGAATCAAAAATTATTAATCATAAAGAGCCTTATATATTTTGTTCACATGTAACGGAATATTTGATTAACAATAATGAAGGGTATCTCAATCCATATGAAAAAAAAATCTTCTGCCTTTTTAGCAAACCCACAGGGTCAAACGAGTTAGTAAATGATAGGATGAATAATGGTCCGTGGAATAGCGGGGAATCAGGCGATATGCCCTATCAAGATACCACTGTCCAATTCTTGTACGAAAAAGAAATATTTATAAGGAACACCAAGATTGACTCGGATAAAATTTTCACAATAGATACTGATATATTTTATAATGTGGATGGGTATGACTATATCTATGACACGATTAGTATAAATTTAGGTATTGAACTTCCCGAAATTTGTCGTAAAATGCATACTCAATATATTGAATACTCAAGTATTATTTTTGACAAGGTTGACAAATAATAGAAATTGATATATAATTAATCTATTGTTAACAGGAGCAACTATGGCAACACGTAAATCCAAGCAAACAAGTGATCATTTTGTCAAAGCATTAAGTCCTCGGGACGCTGATACAAAATATATGGGTGATGAACCCTTCTTCCCACTTCAACCAGATGAGAATGGTAGAACTTTAGCATTAACTCATGGTTTTACATGGTACAATCGTTTCTATGGTAAAAAAGATGCGAAAGAATTATTGTGTTTGTATTTGGAATATAACGACCGCACTATAGAAGCCAAACACTTACGTAAGGTACATGAAAGCGAATTTTTAATGACCTTGTGTTGGCTTGCACGTATGACAATGCGTGGACTAGAACTCAATGAACATGAATCACTTACACTTGAAAATGAAATCAGTCGTTTGTACAAACTTGTACATAAACCTGAAGTGGTAGAAAAAGAACCGAGCAATCGTCCTAATGTTCAGGAAATTATGCGTGAAAAGACATTTGATGCTGCCGGTGAACTTGAAAGTATTTTTGATGATTGGATCACTGAAGGTAAAGTCACACAAAAAACAGTTGATGTTGTTGCTAAATTTAGCATTTTACCCCAACACATTCCATTGATTGTTGACATTTGGAAACGCAAGTTTGATGAATTTAACGAAGTCTCTGAAGGTAATGATGAACAATTGAACGAAGCCTATAGTTATTTAGGCAAAGTTAAATTGCGTAATACAATTAAATTTATTGAACAAGTATTGAGTGACCTGAACAGTTATATCTCAATTAAGAAGGCAAGCAAAGCGCCTCGCAAACGTAAAGCAGTTCCTGTTGAGAAGATTGTTAGTAAACTTAAGTACTTGAAGGTATTCAAGGACCCGGTTAATAAACTTGATTTGATTAGTGTACATCCAACTAAGTTGCATGGTGCAAGTGAGGCATGGGTGTATGATACTGCAAAACGCAAAATGCATCACTATATTGCCGATGAATATAGCAAGGTATTTACTGTAAAGGGTAATACAGTATTGGGTTTTGACAACAATGCAAGTGAAATGAAAACTTTGCGTAAGCCCGGTGAACAGATTAAAGAAATTATGGGTAGCAAGCCTGCGGCACGTAAGTACTTTAAAGATATTAAAGCAGTTGGTGCAGTGCCCAATGGTCGCTTTAATGAGAACATGATTATTTTGAAAGCATTTTAATATGATAAGCAAACTTATATTTTGGTTAGGTGAGAATCGTAAAAAAGTAGGGTACTCTCTAGGTGGTATTAACATACTATGCGGATTAAATTCACTTGCATTTGGACAAACAAGCAACGGCTTTATACTACTTTTTGTAGGGTTTGTTCTTGTGTTTGATGCTTGGGGTACGCCATGAATATTGATTTGAACAAATACAAAGGTTTTGTAGAGGCTGTAACTAGTAAACCTAGTAATGATTTAACAACCTTTATGGATCGATGTGATGAACTTGATGGCAATGACGGTGGTCCAGATATCAATGTGTCGTTGCTTTTAACAGCATGTTTAGGATTAGCGGCCGAAAGTGGCGAGTTCATCGAAGTGCCCAAAAAAATTATTTTTCAGGGGAAACCACTAACTGACGAAAATGTCTTTCACATGAAACGTGAATTGGGTGATATCATGTGGTATTGGATTAATGCATGTCGTGCATTGAATATTGACCCTAACGAGGTTATTGACGAGAATGTGCGTAAGTTAGAATCACGTTATCCCGGTGGTTCGTTTGATGCCCACTACTCAGAAAATCGCAAAGAGGGTGATTTGTAATACATAGCGTTACCTGATAAATACAATTATTAGGTAACAACATGTCAACATCTCCAACAGCAAGTCCACTTTCTACCCCTGCCGGTTTAACACTAGATGAATTAAAAGAGGCACTTTTTAGTAATCTGGGTTATCGTTTAGGTAATGGTATTATTGATATTGAGTTAGACCCTCAACATTATGAGGCTGCATACAACTATGCTATAAAAGTCTATCGTCAACGAGCGCAAAATGCCACAGCCGAATCATACACCTTGATGACAATAGTAAAAAATGTAGATACATATACATTACCACAAGAGTTTATTAATGTAAGATGTTTGTATCGTAGAACTGTTGGACTTGAAACTGGACCCGGTTCAAGTAGTTTTGATCCGTTTTCAAGTGCTATTTTGAACACTTACTTGCTAAATTATAATTACGCAGGTGGAATGGCAACATATGATTTCTATGCAGGTTATGTTGAATTGGCTGCACGTATGTTCGGCGGATATGTAACTTATACATTTGATCCAGTTACTAAAGTATTGAGAATTGTACGTGATCCAAAAGGGTCCGGTGAGCGTATTCTTATTTGGGCTGATGTTCAACGTCCAGAAGAAGTACTGTTACAAGATCCTGGTGCTGGGGTTTGGATTGGTGATTTTATTTTAGCTAATCTTAAAATAATTATAGGTGAAGCACGTGAAAAATTCGGCACCATTGCAGGTCCAGGTGGCGGGTCAACACTAAACGGAACTGCTATGAAGGCAGAAGGCAAAGCCGCAGTGGAGCAACTGATTGACGAATTGAAACGATATGTAGATTATAGTCAACCGTTGACTTGGGTACAAGGTTAACCTAAACTACTTTCTTTATTCACACTCCTGTAATATAATAAGTACTACAGGAGTTTTTCTTTTATGATTATAGGTGTAACAGGTTTAATAGGTAGTGGCAAAGACACGATAGCTGATTATCTTTGCACACATAAAGGTTTCAAACGAGTTAGTTTTGCGGCAAGTTTGAAAGATGCAGTTTCAGCAGTATTTGGTTGGGACAGAGAAATGTTAGAGGGTACAACTAAAGCCAGTAGAATATGGCGTGAACAAGTAGATCCCTGGTGGGCAGAACGATTAAAAATGCCACACTTAACTCCACGTTGGGTATTACAATATTGGGGAACGGATGTATGCCGCAACAACTTCCATAATGATATTTGGGTAGCCTCAGTTGAATACAAGATATTAAAATCAGTTGAGGATATCGTAATCACTGATTGCAGGTTTACAAATGAGGTATCAGCAATAAAAAATGCCGGGGGCATTACTATGCGAGTAGTCAGGGGAAAGCAACCTGATTGGTACGACTCAGCAGTTGCATATAACTTAGGCCCTGACAGGAATAGTCAGTGGGCAGTAAGTAAAAGAAGATTAGATAAATTAAAAATTCATGCAAGTGAATACAGTAGTGTTGGTCTAACGTATGACTTCCATATAGACAATAACGGAACCATTGATGATTTGCATAAAGCAATATGCAAGATAGTTAGTAATCAATCTCAAGATCACCACGTTTCCATGTAATCTCTTTTTTCTTTACAACTTCTACGCAGTTTAAACAAATACTACGTAGGTTGGTTTGTGCAGTATTTTCTAAATTTCCGTCAATCAAAAATACTGTAATCTGAGAGGTAAAAAGACTTTTAAAGCCACATAAATCACATGTGGCTTTTTTCTTGTATCCACTTTTAGTCCAGTTTGATTTTCTAGGTTTTAACTTATTCTTTTTTCTGCCGCATTCATCACATGAACTACGATAATGTGTAGTACCTTCACGGATATAATTAATAGCCTTGTAATTTTTATTACATTTAGTGCAGATAGGTCTTAATAGTGCCATACAGTATTTAGTTAGGAACCTTCGAAGGTACGGCTAAACCGCTTTTTTTATTTTTTTTAATAAATAATAGTATGCATTTTAGGTGGTAAACCTCATAATTTTACATAAAGGAAAAA